CCAAAGATACCACCACCACGAATCATGACAAAGCGTTCTGCGTCCTTAGTGTAAGGAACAAAAGCCATCGTAGTAGACTTCGATTCACCAGCACCGCCCCAAGCCCAAACAGCTGCCTGACAACCAAGGAACAGATTACGATAAACATTGGCATTGCCCGGAGCTTTGCGAATGTTTTCGCTCTTGGAAATCAGCATACCGTTATATTCGATCTCCGTATTGGGAATCTGCAGTTTATTGGCAGCCCGCTGCAAATCACCCCACTGACCGATGTTGGTGTTCTGGCGGAGTTTATCAAACACGTAGTTGTGAAGGATAACTCTCCAGTAGTTCTTACCACCCAGGCTGAGGGGACGAAGTTTGTAACAACCAGTTGACGGAATCTCTGCTCTCTGTTTCATCTTATCCAGCATGGTAAGATCGAGAACATCAGCTGAGGTCATAGAAGCTTCTGCCACATCATTGGCGAGAATAAGATGACCCGTATCCGGAGCTGTGATGGTCGTGCCAAAGGTCTTACCAGCAACAATTGCGTAACTGGTATCACCGCACAGTACTGCCATCAGGTATGTATTCAGTTTGGAGACCCACCAATCCTGTAACCCATTCTTGCCTTCCTGCATCAAGTCATACGGGACTCTCTGCTCTTCCATTCTTCCACCAGTGTCAACTGCATGGTTGAGTTCTTCAATGGTCATTTTGAAGTCTTTGAAGCGAAGCTTTTCTTCGTTGCCTTCAACAGTATCGTTGCCAACAACGCCTTCTCCAACCAGCGGCAATCTGATACCAAAGGTAATCTGATCGCCTTCTCCCTTGGCCAAATCCGTTTTAATCTGGACAATAGAGTTGCTATCTTTCCCTACCAGAGAATTGATTTCTACTGAGGGCAGAATAATACTAAATAAATCTCGTGCCCATTTCTTCCTGGTAAGATTATCATTTGTTAAAAACTGAGTCTTAGGATTATCTGACATTTGTATTCCTCCAATTAGTCAAGCATTCCCTTAAGGTATTTATCATAAACATCTTTGGGAACTTTGTTAAGTTCATCTTCAGGGAGAGCATCAATTTTAGCAGATGTCCATCCACCACCTCCCGTTCCGCCTCCACCAGCACCAATAGACGCAGCCGAAGGTGTAGCATCAACAGGCTTTTTATCCTTTACCTTATCTGCCTCTGCTGCAATCTTCTTAGCATCATCTTCTGCTTTCTTAGCAGCATCCTTGGCAGCTGCATCATCAGTTGCAGCAAACTTCGGATGATACTTTTTGACAAGTTCATAAATCTTCTTGTAAGGATTTGGCTCAGCCCAAATTTCCATTTCCATCTTGGTAGCCACTTCTTGCAGACTTCCACCGTTCTCTTTGACATAGTATCTTGAAAAAGCATCAACTATATCATCAAGATTACCCTGTGAACAAACCTGTCGAACGTCAGCATAATTAGGATTCAGCTCCATTATTGTAACCATTTCAACTAGTTTGCCTTGTCGCTCTGCAAATGCAGCTTGCTTAGCAGCTTCCGCAGCCTCACCTTCCTTAACCTCATCTTCAGAAATAATTCCCTTGTCAATCATCACCTTTTGAAGTTTCTGATAGTCGCCAGTGATCTTCTTTAGAGCTTCTTGACTAGCACGAACTTGCTCCTTTAGTTCTCGAACAGTATCGATCTCATCATCTTCAGGCTTACCATCATCTTTCTTCTCGTCCTTAGCAGCCTCATCAGCCTTTGCTTTCGCAGCGTCCTCTGTTGCTTTAGCTTCTGCAAGCTTAGCAGCATCCTCAGCAGCCTTTGCAGCATCCGCATCAGCACTGTCATCATCAATCTTATTCATCTCATCCTGCATTGTGTTCACATCTTCGATAGTTAATCCCGCCATACTACTCTCCTTTCGGTTCAGAATTATTATTTGACTGCGCACTAGACTGCAGCCCCTGCATCAAAGTCTTAACAAGGTCTCCCTCAACCTTTTTATCTGAAGTCATTAACTTTGTCAAATTGTTGATAACAGCTATGTAGCGCTGATTTTCTAGTCTAGCCATTTCCAACTGATTTTCCATGGCCATCTTCTGTTGCTCAGCCTGTTGTGCAGACTGCTGCTGAGCCTGTGAATACTGCTTTAACTGTTGCACAACACTAAATGGTGCGCCAGAGTATTCAACAATCAACTCTGGAGGAACAGAACCTGGAGCCTGATGGCTTAAATCAATCAGCATCTGAGCAATAGAATTTCTAGAGTTGACTGTCTCAATTCCCTCTTCCACAAAGAAGTCATACTTGCCAATACTTATATCATTAAATCCCTGAGTACCTGGATTATTCTGTGTATTAAGCTGCATCAACTGCTGACCATTCTGCCCTTCAATCCTAATTACCCTCTCCTCAGTTACATACTGTTGAATAAAGGAGAACAGCAATTTAGTTGCCAGTAATCTGCTTTTCTTGAAGTTGTCAAGAAGAATGAACAAGATTGCAATATTCTGACCTTGTCTTAACTGTGTAGTAATACCAGGTTCTCTAGAGTATGTCTGAATACCTAGAGTATCATTCTGTATTCCAGATACATCCTTCATAAACTGCTGATCAACATCCATTAACTGCCCGTACACAGGACTGATAGTTGGCTGGTCAGTAAAACGAACTTTCTCGAGCGCACCTGAACTTACTTCCATATGATAGTTGGGTTCAGCAGACTTAGTTTCATAAGCTTCAATATCCAGTATTGCACCAACTTCATGAATCAAAATGCCTTTAGGAGAAGTCTGCAACAAGTGTTGCATCTGCCTTCTCATAGTATTAATACCCGTCTGAGGGTCTTTCATCATGGAGATGAGGCCAAACCATCTGTTCTCGTAATCATGCTTATACCCACCAAACAGCACATCTGGAAAACCTTCCCATCTATGCTTAGAAACACCCTTCTCGAATATATAAAGGCTGGAGAAGATAACATACTTATAAACAGTAGCGTACTTCTTGATGCCTTCGAAGTTCGGATCTTGCAGCACACTTCCATCAGGCATATTAATGCCAACTGCAATAGCTTCTTTCATCCGCTTGTAAGTCGGAATATCCACCTTCTCAGGTTGCTTGGTAACTGGGTTTAGAATCCAGTACACTTCCTCAGTCTCTTTATACCAGCACTCCGTTACTCTATAAGTATCCTCAACAATGTTATAAAACAGTGGACTGCTGCCGTCAGATGACTGGAGTTGAGTAACCTTTTCAGTGTCAAACTTAGGATACTTAACTTTGATTTCTTCGGCATCATACCAGAAGTCGATAAAGAGGAATCTTGCATCGCTCATATCGTAGTTGATACTTCTAGGATCTAACTTGAAATTTCTGCCGTGTACAAAGCGAGTCTTAATCTCAGGCTCATACGGATTCTCATCAGATACATAAAAGTGAAGCAAGGATCTTCCACTTTTAACTGTGTGTTCAAAACAGGTCATTTCATTGTCAGCTAACCCAGATTCCCGCCTAAAGAACTTGATTGCTCCATTAGCTAATTCCACCATAGCTTCATCATTATGCTCTACTGGAAATGCAGAAGGTAACTGTCTGTTTTGCCCAGCCAATCCAACGACAACGTCCACTTTAGGTTTAATCTGATTATAGACAAGCGCTGGTCTTTTAGCAACAGCAAGCTTTTCCAGTATCTCGTTAGAGTCCTGGTCACCAGCATAGTAATTGTAGTCCTCTTCAGCTTCGGTTAACCATACTGACTCACTATCAGCACCCTCTGCCTGCTGTAACCAGCCAATTACTTTATTGAGGAGATCAAAGTCCTTATCACTCATTTCCCCTGGTACTATGTTAGACTTGTCAATGTAGTTCATCTTACTCCTCACAGTAACGTTAATTTTTGACACTACTCTAAATGGTTCATAACGGCTGGAGAGTGCGAAGGAGATCTAAAACACTCTCCAGCCTACTCGACTCCGGCGGGAAGGAGTCATCAATAAACAATAGCTATTCCCGCAACAGCATGGCCAGTTGTACCATTGTCACTGCTAGCAAACTGCCCTTTTGCCTCCACATACCCACCAATTTTAATCTTTCCAACTCTTGCAAACAACCATCTTCCACCACCAGTAACTTCAATCTCTCTTGAAGTAGTATAACCACCTTTAAGATATAACTCTTTATCGTTAATAAAACCAGCTAATGAAAGCGGTTCCTGCTTTACTATAATTCCACCAACTCCAGTCTTTGTATTTAAAGTTGCAACCACGTTTGTCTTACCTTCGTATGGCTGTACCTCTCCTGTCGCAATGGCCTGCTCATCTGCGTTTGTCGCGAACCATTCGGGCAGTTTCAGTTTTTCAACGATCTTAATTTTTTCAACTGTTACTATACGCTCAGGTCCAGGAACTTCAACCCTCTTGACCTTAATCACTTCTTTGATCTCTGGGACTTTGACATATTCAATCTGCGACACTGGTGGTTTGTTGCGCTCGATATACCACGCCCTGATTGCAGACACAGTTGCCAGCAGCATCAAAAACATAAGTAACCCAACTATAAGTTTACTTTTCAGACTCATCGTCACACTCTTTCTTTTTGTCTTTGTTTTCCAGGTACTTTTTACCCTGCCAAACACCATAACTGATGGCGTAGATGGCTATAATCAACTCTGCAATTAGTTTTAAATTGGCTGCGATCTTATCGTTGAACGCCGCCGCAATAAACAGAATCATCAAGACCATAGTGAAAAGCATATTGATGAAGGAACCACGAATAGTAATGGTCTTATGATTAAAGATAAATCCCTTTTCTTTTTTCATTATGCTACCCCATATTTATCAGAACCTGTTGGAGCATCCCTTGGTAATTCATAATGAGGATAATCTTTAGACTTCTTAAAGTCACCACCCCATATGATACCCGAATCAATCTTCTTGGCTAAAGCACCTAACTGAATGTAGTCGGGCTTGTTGTCTTTATTTACATCTGCTTTAACATCCCCCATGTACTTGCCATTTTTATCTAAAATGCCAAAGTCAATAGCATAAGACAGATCATCGGAAGGGTCATCATTTGATAGATTGATAATATGTCTTGATGCCATTGTCCACGTCACCTTTTTATTATCTTTATGGGCGATCGGCGCTAAATTGGCTCGTTTTCGTAGCTTGTTTACATTCTCCAAAGTTTCCCTTCCTTGAGCATATAAAGCCATTTGCACTTCGTAAAGACGGTCAACATCTGTAACGATGATCTTGATTCCCAGTTCTTCTTTTGCTCTTCCAATTAACTGGATTGCAAAGTCTCGCATTCTAGGAACAGCTTTATTAAGGTCTCTGGACATTAGCTTATTATTCCTTCTTTTCTCAAAGCCTTTTCAATCAGTTCCAACCTTGAACGGTTCTGGTTGTGGCAGTTTCGGAGCGCCCCTACTTCAAAGTAGAGTTCCATCCAATATCTGTAAATCTGATACCACCAGTCAAATGGATTCATATTCCACCCATTCTTTTCCACAGCACAAACATCTATACCTTATCCCGTTCCCACTGAGCCAATGACTAATCAAATGGCTCCCGCACTCACAAATCATTTAAAAGTACCCTGCACCATTTCCTTACCGTAATGGATTATCAGATATAACACCCC